CGTGACTGCCCCAGCCGGCGAGAAACGTCCCGCCGCCGCCAGTCATCGCGGCGACGGCCGGTGCCGCGGTCGTTGACGTACCGGACGGGAACGAACCGACACCGGCAGCACCCGGCCCACCGCCCTGTGGAAACCCGCCGCCGGCCGTGCGTATGTGTACGTGATCCATGTGATTTTGTGTCGCGCTGCCACGATTGGCCATCTGTTCGGTTGAGCCGTCGGGGTTCCATTGTGTCTGGTGCCAAAGCGCATACAACACACCGAAATTGCCGGCGTTGGCGAGCGCAAAATCTTTGACGCGATACCCCATGTCGGCGTCACCGTGAATCATCACGTCGACAGCTTCGCCGCTCGAGTGCTCGTTGTAACCGTCCGGTGAGCGGTAGAAGCCCATATCGGTAAGCCCGAACGCTCTCTCGACGGCATAACCGATGGCGATTGTGTCGACCTGCGCACCCTGCGTGTCGAGTGCGGTCATGCCAGCCATATCGTCAGCAGCGCCGCCGTCGCGGAAACCCTTGGCGTTCATCCATTCCAGTGCGGGTTTGAACTGTCGCGCCGCACCGGCATTCACCACGAATTCGCCGCGGGTGAGCCGTGCCGGTATGTCGTCGATGCCGCCCTGGCCGCCGTGCACGAAGCCCGAACCTATTGCGCCGCCGCCGAAATTCTCGATCGCACCGCCGCGCCACACGCTCACCGTGCCGTTGGTGATCGTTTCCCACGCGCCGAGCCCCTGTGGCGCGGCACCAGCCCAGCCGGTGAACGCAGTCCGATCAGCGACCGTCATCTGTTGTTCTCGAGTCGCGTGGTCGGCGCGGTCGGCGAATTGTGTACCGCCGAACAACGCCCATGTTGCCGGTGCGAACTGCAGGCCGCCGTAATGCCCGTTGCCGCCGGTGTCGGCGTTGGACCAGTTGCCGCTCGATTCGGCTTGCGCCACCCGATCCCACAACGCCGCGTGCGTGCCTGAGTATCCGCTCGGCGCGGCACTGCCGCCGACATCCCACGGCGCGATCGACGGTGCACCCGGCGGCGGCTGCACACCAGGGATAGGCGAACCCGGCGTACCTGCGACCGGCGGCGGCGCACCTGGCACCGTCGGCACGCCGGGGATACCGGTCGGACCCGGTGCCAACTGTGGCTCGAAATTAAACGGTGCCGGTGCCGGGAAGCCGCGCGTCGAACCGGTTGCCGGTACACCCGGTGGGCCGTAATGGTGCGGTACCAGTCCCAAATCCTCCATGGCACTGCTTAATTCGTGCAGAATCTCGGTGAGTGTGTCTATGGCCCACGCACCCGGCCCTGAGAATGTCGCCTCAAGTTTATTGGTGAATTCATCCCAAGCGTTAGATAGCTTTTGGGTTTTCTCGGTTACTTCGTCGATCGAGTCGGAATGTTTGTTCAGGGCATCGGGGCCTTTGTTCACCACGTCGAGGTAGGCTTGCGCCGCCTCTTCGCCTTTACGCCAGTTGCGAACTCCGAACAGGTCGTAAGCCTCCTGGTCGGCTGCGGCTTGATTGCCGGTGTCGATGTAGTGCTGGATAATTTCGACTTCGTGTTGCAAAAACGGTGCAAGTTCCTGATGTGCTTCACCCGCGGCTTTCTGCGCACGGGTCAGCGCGTCGATCGCCGACCCGGCGTTAATCCCTTTCGCCGCAAGCTCTGCGATCATCACACCGGCCTGATCGGCGTTCAGCTTCAATGCGGTCAACGATGGGCCTGATTGCGCCAGTGTGTTGATCAAACCCGGCAGGTTCACATCGAATTCACGAGCCGTGTTCATCAGCTCGGTCAACGTCTCGTCGTAATCCTTTGTCGCGACGTTGAATTGGATCATCGCGCCGGCGAATGCGCTGGGATCAATCTGCCCGAACCTGTCGGACAGCTCAGTAAGATGTTTCGTCAGCAGGTCTAATTCGGGACCGGCTTCCATGTGCAACCGGGTGTGCAGCATCGCCATCGTTGAACCGAGTTTGTCGGTGCTGGTGTCCAGCGACGAAACCAGGTCGTTCGCGTGCGCTTTCAGCTCGTCGAGCGCAGCGCCGGAATCGGTTGTCATCAGCTCGATTTGCTTGTCGATGTCCTCGAACTTTTCACCGACACTGATAAGAGCCTCAACGGCGTTCTGAGCCGCAATAGTGATACCGGTGACAGCCGCGGCAAGACCTAATGATTCGAGACTGAGCCCGCCGAACGCACTGGACAGACTCTCCATCGGGGCCAGTTTGGACAGGCCTCGTGAGAAGCCCTGAGCTACCTGCGAGCCCCAGTCTTCACCGAGCGCGCCGCTTTCTTTGAAGCCCTGCTCGAATGCCTGCCTGCCTTCGCGACCGGCTTCAACCATCTTCGACTTGATGTGGGAGGTTTCCGGCATGACCGGAATCCACAATGTTGCGAGGTTGATGTCGCCTTCAGCCATTTCGCTTGCCTCTGTTGGTGTGTCGCCGTCGCAGACGTTCGAGTTCGTCGACGGTCATGCCTTCCCACTTCGGGTTGCCGGTGACCGGATCGACAGGACGAGTGTCGACCGGTGTAGGGACAACACCGGGCCGAGTGTACCGATCGGTCAACCGCCATAACCCGGCGTTCTGCTCAGTGAGATTCGCCAAAAGCTGATCGGTCTTCGACCAGCCACCCTCGAGCGCATGCTGATACGCGCTGCGCGGTGGTGCTGTGAGAATGATCGACACCAGTTCGCTTACAGTCAGCCGACTTCCGACGTCGGCGAAGTGATAACCAAGCTCGAGCAAGTCCCGCTCGATCGCACGCCGATGCTCACGCAGGGCATGCCCGAGCAGAATCATTCCTGCGGTGTGGTGTCCTGCGCAGCCTGAAACCACTTGTTGAACAGGTCGAACTGTTCCTCGAGCGCAAGCCGGACAATCGAACGCTGAACAGTCTCGGTCACTTCGGCGCGATCAAGCCACATCCACATCTGCACATGAAACGGGTGCCGCCGCTGCTCCCACAACCATTCACGGTCATCAGCACTGTTGACGAAATCCGGTTTCTTGAAATCCAGCGGCAACTCGATCATGTCACCAGCCTTCGTCGCGAAAATGAACACTTCCGGCTCGTGCTCGTCGCCGGCCGCGGATACAGGTGGGAGTTCGACCACCGGAACCTCTTGCGGCGCAGCCATATCAGGAGCCCCCTGCCAAGCCCTGGTTCACGTACAGGTAGCCGTGGTTCTTGTTGGCGTCGGGGTAGGCCTTCAGCGTGCACTGAACTTTGGTGTAGGCCTTGTGTGTCAGGTCGACGTCGCCGATCTGTGTCACGCGGGCAATCGGCAACACGATCCGCACCAGCCGGTTGAGGTAGAACCCGTCGAACACCCACTGCAATGTGTCGAGCAGGTTCGCGTTCATCTTGACCGCAATCTCGGTGCCCTCGACGCCGGTCGCCGGGATCACCGTCGTGTTGTTGATACCGTACGCGGTGGACAACACATCGGAGTTGATGAACTGCAACAGCGTGAAAGTCTGATCACGCGAATACTTTTCTTGCAACGTACCCACCAGGTCACCGCCCCAGGCGAACTGATCGGTGTTGGTGCGGTTCTCTTTCTGCTTCAGCCCGTTCTCATCGGTGTACCCAAGATCGATATAGGACGGGTCTACCGGTGCGTAACTCGACGTCGGTAGCGGCGAGCCCAGCGGTGCCCGCATCACCGACCCGGTTACCCGCGGCGACGGCGCAACAAGCTGCAGCGTGTTCTGCGCCGGAACAACAGCGGTCGCACGCAGGCCTGGGCCTGAATCTAATGTGGCGGTAGCCATTTCGGATCTTTCCTTCCATTGTGTTGATTTTTGGTATTCGATTGTTGTTATTCGGTTATTCGGTCAAGGTCTGACCGGTCACCCGCCACGTCACCAGCGAGCGGTAACGCAACAGTGCAACGTCGGGATCACTCAAACGGTGCGGTGCGATGACGTGCGGCACGTCGACGACATACCAGCCGGCGACTGTCTGCCCAGTCGCCGCAGCCAAGTACCCCGTCGCCACGCGCGAGATTTCGCTTGCCTGCAGCTCGTACTTGGGTACGCCGTAGCTGTGCAGCATCACCGACAAGTCGAATTCTGTCAGCGTCGGCGCGCTGCCACCCGCGAATTCGACCCGCAAGAACCCGTTGGTCGTGTCTTCGGGTGCGTTGGCCCGCGGCAGCCGGGTAGCGACCGGTGCCGGTGCAACAACCGGTGTCAGATAGTACTGGGCCAGAAACTCGATGTCGGCCGCGAGCATCACCGGATGAACACGGCTACGCGGAGAGGTGACTGGCGCGCTCATTTATTGCCCCGACATCGACACGGCGGCCTTGAGCGCCAAGCCCTGCGATAGTTCTTCGTGAATGCCCATGCTGTTGGGTACGACGTAGGCCCGCGGCCGCTCGACACCGGCCGTCGACAGGAACACGTAGAAGTTGTCTGAGCCGGTCAACTCCGCGGTCTGGTTAGCTTTCTTCACACAGTATTGAATGACACCGGGCATGAACCGGATTGCACGGTCAACCTCGGTGGTGATGGCGTCGTAATCTTCGTCGGGGCCGATCGTCTGCAAACTGACGTATCCGCTGCCGCGCATGATCGCACCCGACTCGAGGACCATCTTCTGGCCCTCGACGGTTTTGTGAGTCTGAAAGCGCGCCATAATGTTTCACCTCATTCGGGTATGACTGCGGTTGACGACACCCGGCGGGCATGCACAGTGCCACCAGGAAACAGCGGTGCGGCCCACTGCCACGGCGAACCATAAGCCCAATGCGCCGGCACACCCTGCACCTGATACGTGAGACCGTCATACACGATCAAATCGAGCTTGTTGAACAGCGTCGTGTCCGCAACCTCAAGCAGAATGTTGTTCTCAGTGCGGGCCTCGTAATCCGAGCTAATGCTATCCACATGGGGATTTCTCCAGTGCATCGGGTAGCAAGCAAACGCCTGCATGGCCACAGAAGCCGCGAAAGCACCGGTCGCATTACCGTGCGAGTCAGTGCCGCCGTCAGGCACCCAGGCAATGTGGGTAAACGGGATCAGCGCAGCGCCGAACACGGTCGCGGTCATAGGATGCCCTGCAACGCGTACGGTGCCAGCTTGCACTTCTGCTCTTCGGATAGCGTCATACCGAATTCACCGAACGAGGCCCGATACGGCCCAACCACAAGCTCTTTCGCAATACCGGCAGGCTTCTCCATCGCGCGCATGGCGATTTCGAAACCAACCTCTTCGACCGGCGTAGGCACGGTGTCGTAGCCGTGTGTGAACGACACCTGCACCCAGTCCACGCTTGCGGGCCAAACGTACTCGGGCGCAATCGAACCGACGTTGACGACGTAGAAAGGGTTCCACTGTATCCACCCTGCCTGAAACACGGTGTAATCTGTCGGATCGAGCGACACCTCTTGGTAGGTGATCGACTCGACAGACACGACATGCAAGCTGTTAAGAATGATCTTGCCGTTGGGGCTCACCGGGCACAGGATGTTCTGTTCGGAGATCACCGGCCAGATGTGCCAATTGCAGTAGTCACGGATCACCTGGCCGGCGACACCGAGAAACCAGTCCTGGTCGAGGCCAATGAATTTCGCGTAGTCGTTCGGGTCGAGCAGCGGCGGCAAAGCTGGTGTCGTCATGGTTGCCGCCGCCTGATCAACATCCAGACCGGCCCACGCTTGGTATGCACCCAATCGTGCACATAGTCGACGCCATACGTCCATTCGTCCTGCGGCACGAATGGGTAGCTATTGGCTTCGACGCCGATGTCTTTGGTGCGTAGCTGCGGCTTGGTTCGCATTAGCGCCGCCAGAGCAGATGTGCGACCGCAATGATGCCCAGCTCGACGGCGATGATGATTTCGAACGTGCTCATACAGCTTGCCTTTCACTGCAATTTGGGGGTGACACGGTGCCGACTTGTTTGGGATAAGCGGGCTCGTCGGCACCGCGCCACCCGGCGCAGCTAGCTCGGAGGACCTTTTCTAGCTGCCGCCAGCCAATGCGATAAGCTCGAAAAGCTCTGGGCGATCTACTAATAGACCCACGCGCTCTTCAATTCTCATGGTCCAAACGTTCTGTTCGAAGTCGAACCCGTTGAGGTTGGTGATGTCCACGCGCAGACCACCGAGCCGCAACACCTGTCCGGCGTCAGCGAAGTCACCGACGAGGACAAGGCCGGGTGGCATTGCTGGTGTTGACACCATGCGCTTGCCCCACAGCAGCAGGTTTTCTTCGATGCCGGTTGGGCCGGCGTCGACCCGCTCACCCCACGAATACCCGAAGAAGCTGCCGCCCAGGTAGTTTCCGGTGGTGTCTTTCGCGAGCCGCACCGTTGTCCAATCTTGCGGGTTGAGGACCACGGCGTCGGGTTCGAAGAAGGTCAGTACCCGAATGTCGGTGATGGCGGCCAGGATCGCCTCGGCGGTGCCGACACCTGACGGGTCGGTGGTGAGCCGTCCCGGCTTGACACCGGTCACCGTAGCAGGCAGGGCACCCGAACCGACCGCGCCACCGATCGTCACGCTTTGGGCGGTGACGGTCTGCGGTGCGGTGAAACCGACCGGGTACGACGTGTTGGTGCCCTGCGTGCGGTTCAACAGGCCGTTGATGGACGGCATGCCGGTACCGGCAAGCAGGTCGACCTCTTCTTTGCGGGTGACACCCATGACACCGCGGCGCTGAATCAGGCCCCAGAAATATCCGGCATCTTGTATCAGCTCGTCGGTGACACGCTCGAGGTTCGCGATTTTCCCGACTTGCTCGGTGTAGCGGGTGAGGCTGCTTGTGCTGGTCGGTTTGGTCGCGGCTTCCGGTGTGCCGACTGACTGGTTGCTCCACGCCGTCTCTTTGACGTACGTCGCGATCGGCGAGGACACCGGGAAGGTGGGAAACAGGTCGGCGATCACGTTGGGGTAAAACCGCATTTCCACGATGCCGGGAATGAATTCCGGCACGATCGCCGGACCGGCCGTGCCCGGTGGTGTCGCGTAGAAGTACTGGTTCTGCGCGAGGTTGCCGGTGGGCGGCACGGTGGCACCGCTGGTCTGCGCACCCATCATGTTGGCGTTGGTGCCCTGCGTGAGCAGTGACACTTCGGCCTGGCCCGCCGGGGCTTCTCTCCCGGCTTTGAGCGCGACGTCGAAACTGAAGGTGCCGCGGCCGCTGCCCTTGTTGGCGAGGTTGGCCTGGGCACACGCACGCATGTCCTGGTACGTCTTCAGGTTCGCCTGGTATTGCCGTTGCAGTGCTGTCGGCTCGAGCGCCGGTGGTGTGCCGCTGGGGTTGAGGCTGGCGGGATCACCGCCGCCATCACCGTTACGGTAGCTCATTGCGTGGTTGTACGCTTTGATGCCCTTGCTGATTTCGGCGTTTTCTTTCTCGCTGTTCTCCCAGTACTGCGTGAATTCAGCGGTGGTGATCTCGTCGTTTTCCAACGCTTTGATTTTGTCGCTGACTTCGCGTTTGAGCTCAACAGCTCGTTGCTTCAATGCCCCTACATTCGGCATCGTCGTTGTCCTTTCCATATAGCAACGCTTGCTTGGCTTTTGCCCAAGCAATCACCTTCGCTCTGTCAGCGGCTTTGTCGGCGGCTTTCACGGTCGCTTGCGCGGCGGTGAGCGCGGTCGACTCCACGGTTGTTAGCGAATGTCTTTTATCTTCCATGCCTTCGGTTTCGTCCATGTCGCCGGCCGAATCGCATTGAGCGCCGAGCTGATAGGCCATGTCGTGCATGGCCTGAATCATGTCTGTCGGTGAGAGCATCTGCCCATTTTCCTGCAACGCTTTGAAGATCAGCGACTTACCAGTGTCCTCGGTCAGCGGCTTTGCTTTCTTCGCGGCGACGTCTAGCGGTGTGATCGACTTCGCCGCAAGCACTTTCGCCTCGGGATTCGACGGGATCGCGACGAACGACCCGTTGAGCAGCTCCCGCATCACCGACCCATCGGCCTGTTTGACGTTGCGGTAGGCGACGCTCATCCGGTCGATGTGTCCCTCTTTGAGCAGTGTGCGTGTTTCCTGGCCTCGGGGCAGTGACGAGAATTCACCGGACACGGTGATGCGGCCGTCGTCGAGCATCTGCGGCACCGCCGAACCGACCACACTGCCGACATCCATGCCGTGATCGGTGTCGAAGGTGATCTTGTCGGCCAGCGGCAGCCAGTCTTTCGCGAGCAGCTCTTCGCCGTCACGGTCGAGGCTTTCATCGGACAGCACACCGTACCAGGTGCCGTTACCGGTGTCATCGGTCGAAATGATGTCGATGTCAACGGTTTTCGTTTGAACATCCATAGTGAAACCTCTCGACTCGGGGACGTTGGCGTACAGGGCACGCTGCTGCTGAATGGCGCTGTCGCGGCTGGCGTGGCATGCGACGAGCCGGTTAGTGTCGGCGTTGGTCACCGCCCACGGCTTGGATGCCGGACAGCGGTCGTCTTTCCCTATGTCCCACGGCATTAGTTCCACCATGTCTTTCGTGTGAATGTTGCGGCGTCGATGAGTTGATGATCGGGGCCGAGCATGACGATTTCGGCCCCGTATTGCATATACCGTGCAAGCATTCGCTCCCCTGGGTCGGCGTGAATAATGTAGACATCGGCAGACGGATACATGTCAAGCGCAGTATCGACAGCAGCGCGCCACGCCGCACCCGCTACGACTCGCACATATTCAGGGAACACGTGTGCATCCGGTGTGTTCGGTGTGAGAGATTCGGCCAAAGCATCGAAATCAATCGTGATGTCACCGGCTTTCGCGTGCCCGCGGACATAGCTGCTTTCGCCTGCGCCCGGTGGGCCGATGACAACATAAATCGACATCAGTCAGTCACCCTCAAGTGTCGGCGCGGCGAGCCGACTCAGGTGATCGACGCATACCGCGGTGCCGTTCACCGTGGTGTCGGCCAGGTTGGGCGGCTCGGCCTCATCCAAAAGACAGACATAGCAACAGATTTCATGTTGAGCAGCCATATCACTGATTCCTCTCGAGGATGTGCAGGCACGCGGTCTGAATGTCGTCGATGTCGCCGGGATACGTGTCAAGCAACCGTTGCGCGGCCTCCTGCCAGGACTTGCCGCCGCCGATCGCACCGCCGATGTCGCGCATGTATTTCGCGGCTTTCTCGGTGACGGTCGGCAACCGCTGCGGCAGGCTGCCCGTATTCGGCGGCGGCGCAAGGTTTCTCGTCGGTGCCGCACCCGGCTCGATCGCGGCCGGCGCGGACATACCCGGCGGCGACAATTGGCCCTGTTCGTTGTAGACCAGGAATGGCCCGCCCAATGGCTGCAAGGCCCGGTTGGCGTACAGGCGGTTGGCGACGGGTCCGGCGTCATCGAAGTCGAACCACGGCCGGACCTCGGCGGGCTTGGCGGCACCGGAGTTAATCAACTGCACCGCAGCCGGAGCCAACTTCTCAATGTCACCCCGAAGTTGTTGCGCCACATTGAATCTCAGCTCACGCTGACCGTAAAACTCGCTGCCCACATGATAATCGAACGTGGAGGCGATCATTTCTGCCCGCGGGTCGATGGTGTCCTTGTACACGTCACGGAACTGCGACTCGAGGTTCGCGTCGGTCGCCTTGTCCAAGATGCGCAGCGCGGGTGGGGCGATGTCGAACACCGCGCACACCTCTTCCCGGTTGAGCCGCCGCGCGTCGATGTACTGCATTTCGGAAGCGTCGAGCTGCATGCGAGTCGCGGTCACCTCGTCCTCGAGGACCAGCAGGTTCCCGGCGTTGTCGGCCCCGCCCACCTGGGCGTCGAACGCGGCCTGCAACCGCTCCCGACCATCCTTACCCAGCTTGCGCGGCGTGGACAGCACCATCGACGGGCGGCCCATGTTGTCGAAGAACGCATTGGATGCGCGGCGGGCGTTGTCTTCGTTCATCAGCGTAAGCCGCAGCGGCTCAATACGACTCATCCCGCGCATGGTGTTGTGCGGGTTGTACCGGCGGAACGGCACAACCTCTTTCTCGTCGATCAGCTCGTTCGGGCGGCCCATGAAGCGGTAGCACAAGTCGCCGGTCTGGCTGCGGTGTATCTGCGTGTTCGACGGATGCATCGGAATGAACGAGGTGATGCGGCCGTTGTCGTCGCGGCTTTTGATCAGAAACGCCTCGCCATAGATTTCGACCGTCGACACCAGCCAGTGATAGAAGTTGAACGGCGGCACCGTATAGCAGGGATCGGCCATCAACCTGGCGTACGGGCCGGTGCGGTCGAGCACGTCGCCGCGGCCCGAACTGGTGTCGTACACGTTCACACCGATGCGGGCCATGTACATCGCGATCTTGTCGACCACGGCGTGAATCCACGGCTGGATCTGGTACATGGCACCGTAGGTGACGAACGATGTCGCGAGCTGCACACCGACGCGCGGCACGAAGTAGCTCGAGAAGAACTGCGGTGCCGTCTCGGCGAAAGCCTGCGGTGCGAGCGGCCGGTAGGAGCCGCCGACAGTGATCACTTCTACATTTCCTGAAGGTAGGCGATACGTTCGGTGAAGACGTGCACCCGGCCGGGTATCGGTTCGACCTGCTCGGCCGGTCTGCCCGGGATTGTTTTGCAGTCTTCGAAAGTCAGCAGTTGTTTGCATGTTTCGGTCAGAATGCCCGAGAATGCGCCCTCATTGCCCCGCAGAGTCACCACAAAGCGGGACTTGATGATCTGTGCCAGCGGGTCGGCTTCGACGCTCAGGACGGCGACGTCGGCCGTCAACCGGCTGATGTGCTCGGCGGTCGTCTCGGTGAGCTCGTCGATACGCGCATTCAGTTCACGGCCGCGGATCATCAAGCTGCCGCACTATCCACGCCAAAGCATCGTTCCAGGCGCGATCGCGATCAACATTGGGACCATATGACTTACCGCTGTAAGGGAAGCTGCGGCTATACGCACCGACCAAAGCGACCGGCTCCAATAGTGTGTTGCAATCAGATATTTGCACTTTCATATGCCCTTCCTCATGCGCTGAACCTGACCACCGTGCACGGCGTGCGCTGATTCGCGTTGAACGTGCCGCTGCCGGTGTCGAAGGTGACCGGCACCGTGACATAGGTGCCGCCGTCGGTGGTCGCCGCACTGAGGTCATAGGCCGCGAACTTGGTCGCATCGTTGAAGTCTTGAAACGCGATCCGCCCGCCGACACCGAGCAGGCCCAGGAAGTTGTGCAGGTCCGCGCCACCGGCCGACGTCTTCGACATCCAGACGATCGTCGCGAGCGCCGGGTTGGTGTTGTTGAGCCGGAACTGCTGGGTGGCCGGTGGCGCGGCGGTCGTCGAGTTGTAGTTGTAGTCAAACACCATGCCGCCAGCCGCACCGGTCGCACCCGGGGGGCCCGGCGCACCCGGCGGACCCGGCGGACCCGGCGGACCGACCGTCACACCCTGCGCATACGCACCCGGGACCGGCATCACACTCACCAGGTTGATCACCGTGTCGGTAGTCGGTGCCTCAAACGACGTCATCGGAAACAGGACCGCTGCACCGCTGGCGTCCACGAGACTGAACTGCACCACATACGGCAGATTCTGCAAACCGAGCACCGGGTCACACGCGACCAGCCGCACCCCGACGTTGCCGCCGGCCGCGTCTTTAAGCTGCCCATCGGTGTCGATCACCGCGTTGACCGCGCGCAACGACACACCCGCCGGCCGCGGCGCAAGACCGCTCGCCTGCGCGGGTGCGCTCATCTGCGGAACAAACCGCACCGTACCGCTCAGCGGCACCGTGTCCACATCAGCCGGCGGCGAAGGCTGCACAGCCTGCAACGTGTCATACTCGACGGTGAAGTTAATCAACGACATTGACGCTGCTTCCCGTCTCGCACAATCGTGAGCTCCTGCACCGGCATTCCGTTTTCATCGTCCCAGCGCAATGTAATGGGAGGATAACCGAAACAGCCCCAAACCATTTCGGCCAACGGCGTGTGCACCAGCCTGCACGCCCAGCACGCGACGCGCCATTTGAAGTCTCGTTTGAACGGCAATGGTGTGCGCTCGCGGTTCATCGGCGACGCCTCAACACGAGCACGTCCTCGGTCGCGTACACCGATTCGCGATCCGGCAGCCGATCCAATCCCCATACCGCGCCGATCGCCGCAAGCAGCGGCGCAACATCGCTCGGGCTTTTAAGCACATCACACACCCAACCACCACCGGGAAGTTCCTTCGCGGTCGCCGACGTCGCCGCAAGATCAAGCCCAGGATGGCCAAGGTGCGCAATGGTGTTATCTCGTAACCGGTCGAACATGACGCCGTGCGCACCGTTGATGTCACCACCCTTCCACTCCACCACCGGCAGCTCGGCCTCGATCAGCTCGTCAATCAACGACTGTGCCGGTGAACCCGATTCGGCCCGCACCACAATCCCCGCGTAACCCTCGCGCGTGTCGAGCAGGTAGTCGCGCACCCAGTCGGTCCCGGCCCGGTCCGCGGCAATACCGACCACGGCGACACCTTCGGCGGTCAAACCGGCGCGCGCGATGAACGTCTGCACACGCTTACGTGAAACCTCAACGCACACAGCGATTTCCGACCCGTCGGCCGGCGCGGCCCGATCGTTCTGCGTCGCGATCCAACTGTTCTCGGGAAACGGCCCACCGGTGCCCAGCACCGTCCAGCGGCACATGCACTCCTGTTCGTATACGTGCGCCGGTGACGTCTTCAGCGCCGCGGTCAGTGCGCGCATGCTGACACAGTTCGGGGTGATCTCGGTGTGATCCTTGCTTGGGTTGGCCTGCGCCAGCGCGTTCTCGTCGCTGCGTTTCGCCGAGGGCGACGCAGACCACTCCCACCAACCCATCGCCAACCCTGTTGAGCTGGCGTCGATTTCGGCCTGATCGTCGTCGCCGGCCTCGAGGACTTCGGCGTCGAGGTCGCCGTCAGGCCAGCCCAGGTCGCGGTGCGCGATCGCACGCAGATACCGCAGCACCTCCGACTGCACATCACCCGCATTCGAAAAGGCCCAGGCCTGGGCGTTCGGCCGCGCGTTCATCGTGTTCAGCACCGCCGCCCACGAATCCCAGTTACGGTGCTCGCGTATCTCATCCAGCAGAATCAGGTCACCGGCGAACCCGCGGCCACCGCGCCGTGACGCGGCGGCGATCCGGTACTCGCACCCGGTGACCAGCCGGAACTCTTTCGGGTGCCCCAAATAGACGTTCTCGATCAAATCCCGCAACTCGTCATCGTCCTCAGCCAAAGCCACCGCGTCACGCCAGGCCCGCTCGGCATTCACCAAATCCTGAGCCGTCCCGATCACCGTCCGCGAATCCTTCACATAGATATGCCACAACGCCAAAACAATCTCCACCAACGTCTTACCGTTCTGGCGCGCCACCTGCACCACATTGATACGGAACCGGTAGAAGCCGGTGGACGGGTCGAGCTCGAGCGCGTGCAGCAACAGCCACTCCTGCCAGGGGAACAGCGTCAGATGCAGGCACTCGTTGGCGAATTTGATCGCCTGAAACCCGTCGGTGGTTTTCGGTGTCCATTCGGTGCAGAGCGGCGGGGTGAAGATACGCGGCTCGGTGATGCCCTTAATGTCAGACATCCATCACTCACCGACCGCTTGCGAATTCAACTGTCGCACAGCGGCAATCCGGCCCTTACTCTTACGCCTCGAGCTTGCACGCAGATCGTTCATAATGATGTGCATCTGCCGCGCCACCGTATCGTGCTTGTGCCACTTCAACGGATCGTCAAGCACACGCGCCAGCGCAAGAGCCGCAGTCACCATCGCCGGCCGCTCAGCCGAACCCGAAAGCCCCTTCGCCTCTTCAGCTACCGCAACCTCATTCGGCCCCGCTCGCACAGTGCCCGGCGGCGGCAAATCCACGAACTGAGCCGCGGCACGATGAATACGCCCCTGCGTACCCTCCTGCTGCGTATCCACACTGCGCAACCGGCCACGCTCCGACGCCGCATGCGACGCCTTACAGTCATCGCACCGACACCCGTCACGGTAACGGGTGATCGTCCCATGTGCCGCCATACTGAAATCCCATCT